TGCTTGCCTGGCACGATAGTTTCGTTCGATCCTGTCACTCAGATTGCAGAAATACAGCCACTTATTAAGCGTGAATTCGCAGACGATTCTGTCAGAAACTTACCATTGTGCATCTCTTGCCCGGTGATGTTTCCGCGTGCCGGCGGTTTTTCTATTACATTCCCGGTTACGGCCGGGGACGAATGCCTTGTTGTATTCGCTGAAAGGGCGTTAGATACGTGGATGCAGTCAGGAGGATCACAGCCCCCGGTTGACACACGAAGACACAGCCTGAGCGATGCAGTGGCTATTTTAGGGCTTTATAGCCAGCCGAATAAACTGCCATCATTCCACGCAACAGGGATAGAGCTTAAAAACGATGCTGGCGATATTTATTTCAGGTTAGATAATTCTGGAATAACTATAAAAGGAAATGTTGACATTGAAGGAAATCTTGGTATAGATGGAGATAGTACTACGACTGGCGATCACGTCAGCAATGGAATATCTGGAAATAGCCATGTTCACGGCGGAGTTCAGTCAGGTGGCAGTAATACATCGGGACCATCATAATGGTAGATTTTATAAGAAGAAATCTTGATAGCAATGGAGATGTTAAAGTTGGTGACTTCGTTACCGATAAGGACGTTATATTGCTTGCTGTTAAGTCGCGTCTGGAGTTTTTTAAGGGCGAGTGGTTTCTTGATGTCGAGGACGGTACGCCGTATTTCCAGGACATACTTAAAAAACCGGCAAGATTAGGCGTTATCGAGGGTATTATAAAAAGAAGAATACTTGAGACGCCAGGGATTACCGGATTAGTTACTGGTGGGTTCAATATGGATTTCGTACCAGAAACAAGGAAGCTAAACATTGCATTTGAAGCAATAGACCAATACGATAATAGTGTTTCAATAGAAACGACTGTATAATGGCACAATTAACAGCAGATGGATATCAAAGAAAACGGCTATCTGAATACAAATCAGAGATAGATGCCGCATACAAGACAATATTCGGAGACAACATCGACCTAAGCCCGGACAGTCCGGATGGGCAGATAATCGGAATATTCGCCGAAATGCTTGCTAACCTTGACCAGTCGCTTGAAGATATCTATAACGCATTCGATCCGCAATCATCCCAAGACTTGAGTTTTTCCAAACTCGTAGCGATTAACGGATTAGCCAGGAAAGAAGCTAGCTTTTCAACTGCCGATGTTACATTGACGGGAATCGCAGGCGTAGTAGTTCCACTTGGAAGCATTATCAAAACATCTGATACTGATATCGAATTTGCACTTGATGCCGATGTTACGCTTACAGGTGGAAGTGATGCGGGCACTGTTACTGCTGTTGAATCAGGTTCAATAAGTGCATTGGCAGGTACGTTAACGCAGATAACTACACCGATTGCAGGGTGGTCGACGGTAACAAATGCGACCAATGCGGACTTAGGGCAGGACGAAGAAACCGATGAAGAATTGCGAATAAGGCGGGCATTGTCGACTGCGATTAGCTCTAAGTCTTTAATTGACAGTACGTTCAGTACATTGTCGGCACTTGATGATGTGACCGGCGTAGCTGTTTTAGAGAATGACACTGCGTCTAATATTGCATCGCCGGTTGCGATTTTGGCCCACGGAATCCATGCGATTGTAAATGGTGGCGATGATGATGAAATAGCCAAAGCAATATTCAGCACGCGATCCGATGGCAGCCAAATGACCGGATCAGAAACAGTCGTAGTGGTTGACGATCAAGGCCAGAACGTAGATATCAAATTCAGCAGGCCGGATGAAATAGACATTGATATTGAAGTAGATGTAACAGAAAATGATGATTTCCCAAGTAACGGCGATCAGCTTATCAAGGATGCCCTTGTCGCTTACGGTGAAGCGAATTACAATGTAGGGGTTGACGTTGTATTGTCAAGGCTATATACGCCAGTAAACAGCGTGCCAGGTGGATCAGTGAGTAGCTTAAAGATATCAATAAACCCGGCCGCAGTAGGGTCGTCTGATATTTCCATTGAGCTTGATGAGATTGCACTAATAACCGATGCGAATATTACGGTAAATGTGACATGATAACCCCAATAGATTATAGCGAAACGAGTCCGAAGCGTCTTATTCAGCTTTACCGCGATAAGCCGAACTTCAATGCACTGATAAAAGTGTATGCGGACAAGGCTCAAGAGATCGAAGATACTGCATTTCAGATGCTATTATTCCGTGACGTAGAAACTGCAATCGGTGAGCAATTGAATGTCATCGGCAGGATAGTTGGGCAGAGCAGGACTCTTTCCGGAGCTACTCCGTTTGTGTTTTTTGGATATTCAGACGCCGGATCCGCTCCGGTAAATGTCGGAGGCTACGGAGACGAAAACAATCCAGCATTAGGGGCAAGATACTATAGCGAAGATGAGGAAATTGGCAGCGATGTGGAATTGGCCGACCCTGAATACAGGTTATTCATTAAGGCTCGTATTCTAAAAAACCATACAAGAGGCACGCGAAACGAGATTATAGCGGCAATTCAATTGCTTTCAGAAACAACTCAATTCACGCTTACCACTGGCATTATGGTATTAAACTTGAACTTTACGCCGGGATCGGTAAACTTAACAACGCTAAACTTATTAGGAAATTTCGATTTATTACCGCGTCCTCAAGGCGTGTTGATGAACGTAACATCTGTATAGAGGTGATATTATGACAAGACAGAATATAGCAGGTAACACTTTCGGAAGCACCGGAGGCAAAACGGACCCCGGCGATGTAAAAACGAAACTCGGACACATTGCGGAGATCGAACCATTTCAGAGGGAGAATTTCTGGCAGAACCGGCAAGACGAAATGCTTGCACATCTCGAGGTCTACGGCATTGCGGTATGGGATGCAGCGACAACTTACGTCTTAAATAGCTACGCCACTGGATCGGATGGCATTATCTACCGGGCAATTGCTGGATCGTTCATTGGCCAAGACCCAGTGTCGTCACCATCTCAGTGGGTAAAGGCATTCGTTGACCTGTCAACAAACGAGACAATTGCCGGCACAAAGACATTTAACGCGTTGAAACTTGGTGCTAACGCCGATGCTAATAACAAAAAGATTGTCAATCTTGCAACGCCGACGAGTAATCAAGATGCAGCGAATAAGGCGTATGCCGATGGATTATTCGCTGGGGTAGTATTGCCTTCCGGATTAACGGGTGGCAACGCATCCACAGGAGAAACATCCATAGGTGAACTTCAGGTGAAATGGGGACAGAAGACAATGGGTGCAAATACCGGAACAGTTACCTTTACTAATGAAGGGTTGTCTGCGTTTGCAAATAGTTGTTTTCAGGTAATTGCTTGTGGCGGCGACACAGACCAGACGCTTCAGACGGTGCAGTGCAATACGATAACGGAAACAAGCTTTAAATGGGCATCTGGAAGTTACGCAAACAACAATCCATTAAGATGGTTTGCAATAGGAAGATAATTAAGGACTGCACCAATGACTGAAACAGAAAAGCAGATTAAAGAGATACATGGCATGATGACAGTGCTTGTAAGCGACTCTAAGGCCATGAAAAAGACACTGTACGGCAATGGTCAACCTGGACTAACTGACCGCACAACGATACTAGAGCAGGCAGTATCGGGATTTAAGGGGTTCGGTAAAAGACTCACTACCGTAGAAACAAAACAGTCTAATTGTGTTGCAGCAAAAGGTCATGTGAGGTCAACAGTGATATTTGCAATTACAATAATAGCGTCTGCCGTGTCTGTATTAACGTTAGTAGCTTCGGTTGTTAGTAAATTTTTCTGGCATGTTTGATGATCTTTGCGATGAGATGCGGAAACGGTTTAGCTTTCCTGGTCTTGAGCAATTTAATGACTCTGGCAGCTTTAATCGGTGCGAAATAAGGCACTACGCTGATCAGGTCGATATAAAACATAGGGCTTTTGAATACCTTACGAGGATTATCGGAGTAAATAAAGCGGCGGATTATGTCCCATATAAATACAGCACATACAATGCTTTCGGCTAATTCTGGCAGGTCAAACAATCCGACAAGTGCCAATACGATAATAAATATATTCCATTTCATAAGGAAACTATAACACAAAACAAAACAAAGTCAACTTTCTCATTCCTCCTTTCTCCATATTTGCCCCGGACCTAACTCAGCCGGGGCATTTTTTTATAGTTTTTTCGTTAACTACGGCATCAAAAACGCCGATTTAAATAAATTTTGCTTATTTCTGGAAATAATAATTGACTACTTGTAGGTTTGTGGTATTATTTAAGAAGTTAAGCAAGTTAATAAAGTATTTTAAAGGATCAAGAAAATGATTGAAACAGAAAACAAATTACAAATAGCAGTAACAATACACGAACAGCTAGGGCATAAATGTTGCGTTATGATCGGTGCTACTAATTTCATGGGTGGAAACAACTCGCTAACTTTCAAAATCGGACGGAACTGCAAAAAGGTAACGCATGTCAAAATAGAACTCAATGCACTGGATTTATATAACATGGAATTTTACAATATTCGTGGTGCAAAAGTTAAAACTATTACAGAAATCGAAAACATCTATGCTGACCAGATGCACGAAACGATTCGTGAATACACCGGAATGAGTACAAGCCTATAATTTATAAACGCAACCGCCCTGCAATCTGGCAGGGCTTTTTAAAAGGATAATTAAAATGGAAGAAAACGAAAT